CCTTCGAAGTAGATCTCGTTCAGGAAGATAGCAAAGCTGTCTGACATGAAGCACTTGCTCTTCTCCAGCAAGAAACCCAAGCCCTGGTAGGTCTCCTCGACGACCTCCACGAACCTCAGAAACCGGGTGGGACCATGCACCGCCTTGTCGAGAAAGGCAGCGAGACCGTCGTCGATGTAGGCTGCGAGCGGGATGGTGACTTCATGCCCAGTGGCTCTGCGGTAGCGGTACACGCTGTACCCCATTAGCGCACAGTGGAGGAACGAAAGCTCCTTCCCATTGTACCCCTCTAGGTTGGCACCTGGGTTGATGTACGCAGCTTGATATCCTCGCTTGTTGAGACAGATGGTTGCGCCTTCATTGATGTGCTTTGCCTGGTAGAACTCGCTGCGGTCGAACACTTCTCCCCACGCCTCGTGGCTTATGCGCTGAACGTCATCTCGCATCCCAGGAGACCATGCGGCAATGTCGAAGTTCATGAAGTATACTGCGTCGTCATGTCCGAGCGCCGGAGCAACCATTTGCATGATTTTGGTCGTCACAAACTCCGGACTCTGCCCTATCATGTACCCAGGGCAGTGCAGCGCAACCCGATGCACGTTCTCCTCCATCTCGGATTGAACAATTCGGTCACTATAGTTGCCAATGAAGAACAGCCGCGAAACGGGCTTGTGAGCTTCCATTTTGAACCCGACGCGATGGCTGTGAATCTTCCGCGTGAGCCTAGTTCGGGCACTGTCCGGGGTTGGACACGAACCGTCGAACAAATAGCGGAGGAGCATGTTCCTGCGACGGAAATGTTCAGGGTCGTCGTCCATCACGTCGTCGAAGTTCTCCTCACATACAGCCGAGTCCTTGAGAATGTCGGGGTTGTCCTCAGTCCTGACCTTGTAGGTGCAAACACCAGTCAAGTCAACTTCATCCACGAACCCCAAACGGCTCGGCATCACACCACGCTCGGAGTAGTCCCTCCACCATTTCGGAGCCCGCCTGGCCTTATGCGATCCAACCCCTTTGTTGTGGTTCTTCTTGACGAGTGTCTGGATCAACAGCTTGCGGAAGTACTGCTTGAACTCTGCCATGTTCAACGGGTTTTCCCCCTCGATCGGAGTGTAGGAGTTCATGGATAGATGCTGTTTTTGCCTGGCTGAGAAGCTTTCGGCGATGTCGTAGTCTGGCGCGGGCAAGAGCTTGTAAATCCGGCCTAAGTCTTGAGCCATGTCAAAAGGCATATCCTGCAGAGCAGATAGGAGCTTGCGAGTGGGGAAGAACCTGTCGGCTTTCTTCGCCTTTATGTCTTTGAGCATTTCGTCCGTAGCATCGTCGCTTAGCTCCCCGGCTGCCATCGAAAGGTAGGCGTTGAAGACCTTACGCATATCCCTGCACAGGAAGCCCGCCTCTTCGTGGGCGTGCGAGGCTTTCTCAATTGCCTCGAGGAAGATTCGGTGAATCCTGCGCTTGTGACTCGCATACTCGGATGCGCTATTACCGGCGGTGCAGGCCCAAGTTGCTTCATGTAGGCTGAGCATACTCCTAGAAATAACCATTTGCTGGAGACGGTCAAGGTCTACAGTGGTGAGTACGTACCAGTCTTGAGGCTCATCCTCAGGGAGGTGCACGTAAGTTAGCCACCCGTCGTAGTGGACAGTCCAGTCGTCAGGCACGCCGGCGAGGTCAGCGAAGTTGACCATCTTAGCGAGAGCCTTCTTTTCCCCAGCTGCTTGCTTGCGAACTTGATTCTTCCATCGCAGGTTGATGATCGAACGGACAAGACCGGCCAAATGCTGGTAGGTGGTTGCCTCGCGTAGAGCCTTGCGGTTTGTGCGCTTGACTGCGGCCTCTGCTACACTGGGAGTTGTCTTCATCATCCCAGTTTGAGCCCGAAAACCATGTTCGACGAAGAGCCACAGGAAGTCAGCTTCCTCTTTGGCACTCGCACCTACCAAATTGTCTAGCTCACGGTCCAACTCTACGTACATGCGGTAGACTGCGCTTAGGCCAGTTCTGAACTTATATCCGGCGTCAAGGAAGCGCTTAGTGACGCCCCCACCTTTAACTGGCTTCTTGCCTTCACGTGCATGATCGTAGAAGGTCCTCTTGAGGAAAGCGGGGTCGATGACGTCAGATCGTCCTGCAGGGAAAACCACTTCGTCGTGCGGCCCGCTTGCTTCTATCTTACCACCGGCAAAGTCGACTGGACACGCTTTAGCGAATCTTAGGAAGTCGTCGTAACACAAGCCGTCTAAGCGCGAAATGTCCCAGAAAACTTGGCCTCTGAATGATTCGGTGAACCATACGCTCATCTTGGCTGGGTTATCAGGTGCAAAGTCTCTAATCGCTAAGTGTTGTTTCTTATACTGAGCGGCAAACGTACATTGGTGGAAAAGGTTTATTGTCTTCCTCTTGGTTCGGTTTCGTTTTCCGGGATCTGTTAT